CGATATAGTGGCTAAATTAACTGTTTCTGCAGATGACATGAACGAAAAGCCTGAACGTCTGTTCTTTAGATAACACATACCATAGCATCTTTTATCTGCTTTACAAGCTTCCCAGAATATAAAGAATAATCTATTTGCTTCTCTAAAATCTGGAGCTCCTACATCTATCTTACTCCATTGTAAATACATATAGTGCGTCCCTACTATATATGTTGGCTTATCATTATTCATAAACCAAAATCCTTCATCTCTTCTTTTAAACTCTTCGTCTATATAATCATACCACTGCTCTTTGTTTTCATCTGGGTAATTTCTCCAATCAAATATATTTTTAAGTCGACTTAGTTCTTTAGGTTGTTCAAATTTAACCCATTTGTTTTTATCGTGTTTAAATATATCTTTAGGTTGTTTTGGAAGTGCTATAGCTAAGTTTTGTATTTCTACTATCTCACCTATTTGCCCAGTTTTAGATATAACAACTATATCGTGTTCTTTGTCATAACCATACTTCCACTTCTTACCTTTATTAAGCCTACTTATAGTAGTCTTTTTTACAGGTTCAATAACCTTAACCAAACTTTGCTCGTACATTACTTAGATCTACCTTCTGCGAATCCTTTAAAGACTTTTTCCTTTCTCTCTTCAGGTGCTTTGCCCTCAAGTAGTTGTTCTTCTTCTTGGATTCTGTTAAGTATTTCGAATGCGTCAAATATAGCTAGTTTTTTAGTAGCCGCGGCATTTTTAAGTCTATCTGCTGATATATCGTCATCTGAATCTACAATTGGTTCTTTAGCAACCTTGATTAATTCATCAACTGCTCTTTGCCCAGCTTGGATTATATTCTTCTTCGTCTCCTTGATATTCATATTTAATTGTAATAAATTTAGATAAAACTCTATATAGTCTTTCACCATCAACAATAAATTCATATTCACTATTTGGCGTAAAACCTACTAAGTCATTAACTTCAATTGTACCGTCAGAATATTTAACAATACCTTGAAGAGGTTTTTCAGATTCAATATTAAATTGATCTACAGCTTTCAAAGGTTTTACAAAGCAATAACCTTTTGGAGCTATCCACGATTTATTTCTTTTGTATAAAAATATTTGATCGTAGTTTACAAAATACATAGACTCATTAAAATAAGATCTACTATTTTTTTCTATACCTTTAACGTCATGCCAACGTCTGAAAACATTGTGATGCACTACGACAGTATCTCCTGCTTGTATTTCTGTATGTCCCGCTATAGGCGTAGATACAACAGTTGCTTCTCTATTTACATATTGGTGATTAAATATTTCAGTATTAAGTATTAATTCTGAATCACCAACTTTTTTTGTATTATTATATCTATTTCCTTTAGGCGTTACAACAAAGTTGTGAACACTTTTCATTAGTATTCTAGATTATACTCTACAGATACAGCCATGTTTTTATTAAAGTCTTTCCAAGGTAAAACATCTTTGTTTTTTTTAATATAAATAGAGTATTTCTCTTCTTCTTCTAATATATCACAAATAGTATGCCCACCATAAACTTCTTGACCTACAGCATAATGCATTGCATCGTTCTTGTAGTCTTTACCGACAGATATTTTACGAATTAGCTTTGCCATCTTCTTCGTAGTTTATTGTTCCATCTTGAATATTAATATCAAAAGTGCCGTATTCTTTTTCAAACTCTTTCTGTAATAAAGTTAATGCCTCTCTAAGACCAGCTATATTGTGCATTAGCTCGTGTTTTTTAAGCTCTACAGAACCTATTTCTAACTGTGCTCTATTAATATTATTTACTGTGTCTTGAACTTTTGATAACTGCTCGTCAGTTATTTTTTCAGGCTTAATACCTTTAAGCTCTTTAATTTTTCTACTCGTTCCTTTTACTTTTGTTGTTGCCATAATTTTATTTAATTTAAGTTAATTTATTTTAATCTTCTTGTGCTTCTAAATAATCGAATATTTGTTCTCTTTGTGCTGATGTAACAGCTGTACCATTGTATATTATAACATCTTTAAACGTACCATCAAATTCACTTGTATTATCAGCGGATGCCATTATATTACTAACCTCAATTTCTTCAGTATCTTGAAACTCAGAGCCCCAAGCTACGCCAGTAGCGGTATCAAAATAACTAGAGTCTTTCCCGCGGACGTACATATTTATATTTCCAGTAGAACCATCGCTTCTTACTATTATTAAAGTAGTATCTTTATCTGCTACTAAATCAGTTCCAGAATCAACATCATTACTACTACCGTCTGTTTTAACTCTTATCGTATTCTCATCCATTAATCTAATAAACTCATCTGTAGAATGTCCTAAGAAAGTTCTAGCACCCCCAAAATCATTAGCTCTAAAACGTATAACTATAGTAAAATCTGTATTAGCAGCAAATGTTATAGTTGAAGACAAGTCCATATGCTTATTATTATTAGCAGAAAGTATACCACCAAGCTCACCAGTTGTTGTTGACCATCTAGGCTTGTCACCCGAAATATCTTGTGTTGCGTTTACACTCGTACTACCAGCACCACCCCAAAAATTTATTCTATCACCATTAACCATATTACCAGCAGTAGTACTATGCACTGGATCATAAGCATTACCAGGTGATGCATCTTGATCAGCTGTTATGTTTGTATTCCAAGATAGCCAAACAGCTATATTACTAATACTTTCAGGTGTAAAAACATCTTCAAGAGCTGCTCCACCTGTCATGCTATTTCCTAATCCTAACATTACTCCCCTATGTAAGCTATGCACATACCTGAAGTTAAATCTATTTCAGTGTATCTACCATAAATAGTAACTCCTTTTGGAAACGTGTTTGAAGCATCAATTTGTAAACCTCCAGAGCCTGATATTGCAGTTTCATTACCATCGGTTAAGTCGTGAGCCGCCGCTTCTGTTCCTGCATATTCTAAGCCAGCTATAGCTGTGTTAGTCGTATCTGCTACTAAACCACCTGAAGCATCAAATACTGTATCTGCTAAAAATGTGATAGCTACAAAAACTTTACCAGTTGGAGGACTAGCCGCTCCAGAAGCATCTAAGAATAAAGATCCTAATTGACCAAATCCATATGCTGTATCTTGTGATATTGCCATAATTTATTTTTTTACTTTTTCAAATGATCGGCCGCCAAAATAAGCACCGATCACGGTTATTAATACTAGTTGTAATAAGTCAACCCATGATGACTTGACTTCAAATTTAATTGTACCTGCGTCGATGAATATTAACAACATAGTACATATTATTAAAAAAATCAAGACTAATGGCCTAACATTTTTACTTAGCCATGAATCTGATTTTAAATCTGCCTCCCATCTGCTAGTGATGTTTTTTTCCATCTCTACTTCATAGTTAGCAATTAATTCTTTTATTTTTCTTTCTGCCTCTAGCTTTTCTTCTGCAGATGTATGTAAATTATCTATCACACCACCAACTCCTTTTACAAGATCAGCTGCTCCGCCAGAAAACATTTTAGTTAGTATACTCATATTTTATATTTTAATATCCGCCGCCGCCACCTCCGCCGCTGCTTCCGCCAGATCCACTTTGTGGCGGTGGAGATGCTTGTGGTGGTGGTGGTGTTGCTTGTGGTTCTTGAGGTGGTACTGGTGGTATTACTGGTGGTGGTGGAGGAATAGGTGGTGGTACTGGTGGAATTACAGGTGTAGCAATAGGTTGGGTTATATTTTGATTTTGCAAAGAAGCTTGCATTCTCATAGCCTGTTGGTGGTTTGCCCCTGCCATATAACCGATTCGGCCTTTATAGCTATGCGTGTGATACCCTACTAATCCATTTTCAAGAGCATATTCCAATGCTTCTGATAATGTTGAAAATAATGGTACTCCTCTATCTATTACTAATATTGGCATATTTATTTTTTTGCAAATTTTTCTAAACCAGCAATACCGAAACAACCTAGTACTACGTATACAAACGAGTCGTATACAAACTCATTAATTGTTAAATCTAAACCCCAATAACCTGTTGATAAATCTAAAGCCATAACAACACACATAACAAAAAATGCTATAGCACCAATTATAGTTTTTTCATTCCAATCGTTATTATCTTTAAATATATTCATTATGTCCATTGTTTGCGTCGTTCTCCCATGGAAAATCATGATCACCAGCTTCTTTCCAAATACCATCAACTTTAATCATATCTTTACCATTTATATTTTCTCTAGGAAAAACATCTCCGTTATATGTTACACTATTATCATCATAAGCTAATTTACCTATCTTCATATCTGTAGAATGCCTCATCTCATGTTTTATAACTCTTCTATCTTCAAAACTACCTGGTATTATATTACTATTAACATATATACTACCATCCATATTAGCTTCTCCCATAATACCTTCATCTAAAGGTACTCTAATAACAGGTGTACCAGGCACAGATCCCTCTTGTCCAGCTTTCTTACCAAAACGTAATTTAGTTTTAATTTCACCACGGACAGCATAATTACGTCTTTCTTTGCCTAGTTTAAATCCCATTATCTATCTTTATCTTTTATCATATCATCTATAGCTTTATTGTAAACTTTATCTGTAT